GAGTGCATCATATCTCTTTCCTACATAATCTTCAGAAAGTTCTAAGGTATAGTGGCAAACATTAAATCCTGCTTCAATAGCTGCTGCTCCAATATTCACTAACATCCAAGACTTTCCTCCTCCTGGATTACCAAAGATAATACCTAAGTCTCCAGATCCTAATCCACCCATTAATATGTTATTCATATTATTCCATCGAGTTGGTACTGCTCCTCTTTCTTCTTCTCTATATCTTGTCTCATAATCCTTCTCGTACTCATGACCTATGTTTTTATCTTGTCCTGCTTTTAATGCAGAATCAATCATATAACGAATGTCATCGTATTGTCCTGATTGTAATAAGTCAACAGATGTTAGTAATGCTTTCTTTAGTTGTTGGTTTCTACAGAAGTTAGAAAACTCCTGCTCCACATACTCTCTATCTTCATTAGCTGTCTTGTAAGCTTCTTTTAGTTGCTCAACAACAGATACTTTTAATACATCGTTATCAATCTTCTTAACCTCTACTATTAAAGTATCTAATGTTGGAGTTGTGTGGTATTTGTAATAATATCTTAAGATCTCTTGTACAATCCACTTATGTGCTGGGTTGTCAAAATAATCTTCTTCTAATATATCGTAAATGTTTTGTAAAAATTGTTTGTGCTTTAACAGACTCGATAATACTTTTATTTGAAATGATACTCCGTAGCTGTTAAGCTGGTTCAATACTGCCATAACTTTTTCCTTTTCTTAAATGTAACCTTTTTTTATCGAATATCCTACTTAAATGCTTTTAAATAATTAAAAGTATCATGAACCCACATATTAGTGTTGGGTATACTATTGCCTAACATATCATCATTGTATAATCTTAAGAAGGCACCCATCTCAAAAACATAGGATGGATTTGCAAGGACTTCTTTTATTTCAATAACGTCTTGTTCTGGAATGTTTACCTCATCTAAATCCATTAGCTGTTTGTTAATTAGTAGTTGGTTTCTGTAGTTGTATATGTCTGTATACTTTTTAGGTCTTCCCTCCGACTCTGATATTAACTGCTCTACTGTAAATTTTTCCTCTTCTTGAAGTTGAGGATATAACTTAAGCAATGTTTTTAATTGAATGCCTTTTACTCCTGGTACATTATCTGATGTGTCACCTACTACCACTTTATGTGTTAAGAAGTTTTGTGGTGTAATACCATACTCTTCCTTAACTGCTCTAGGTGTATAAAACTTCTTCTTGATTGGTGAGTATACTGTTACTTTATCTGAGACTAGCTGTAAGTAATCTCGATCAGTAGATACTATCACAACATCATCACTAAGTTCCTTTGCTAAGTAGCCAATAACATCGTCTGCTTCAATCTTATCTATTGATAGTAGATCTACTGGTAGGCATCTTAAATATGCTACTAGTCTTAAGATCTGGTTAGTGATAGACTCTGACTCCTGCTCTTGGTCATCAAACGCATCCCAGTTAGATATCTTGTTGATCTTTCTGTTAGCTTTATATTCAGGATATATGTATCTCTTATTAGTTGATCCACCATGTCCGTCAAACACTAAAATAACTCTTGTTGGTTTTACAAGTTTAATTACGTGTCCAATAGACTTTAAAAATCCAGTTAAACCACCTATGTGATTACCTTGTGGATTGAGGTGATGAATCATCACAAAACTTCTTAGGAATGTGTTAAGTGAGTCTACAATTAGAACTTTACTGTTCTTATGTAAGCTCTCTTGTTTAGTCGATTGTACGTTTGCTAATAATTTTGTGAAGTCTGGATTCATCTTTCTTTTGTTTTGCAATTGGGTTTGCCAATCTATCTCTAATTCGTTCACTGACGATTGCGATAGCTTTTTCAGTTGGAGTATAGTCTCCCATTAATTCTTCAGGCACTCCTTCCCAAGAGCTTACATAGTTTTGCACATTAAATCCTCGTGCTCTACATTCTTCATATAGTTGTAAATACCTTTGCTTTAGATATCCCAAACGAGTATAGAAGAAAGATACATGTCCTTTACCTAAAGTAAATTCCTTAGGAGAGGTCTTTAGATTATATCTTCCCTTAGATACTACGTTTGGGATTCTTTTAAGCTCTCTATGTTCAGCTATTAAGTGCTTGTTTGTAAGTTCTTGTGGTGGTATACCTGCGTTTATTCTTGTCATAACTTTTATTTTTTGTAAAATTACTACTTTATACTCAAATTAGCAACTTTAAAAATAAATTTATGTTAGAATTACTCAGTTTCTGCAGGATCAAAATAATCCTTTGCCTCTGCATCTGTCTCTACTACAATGTCAAAGTCAGTACTGCCTAATGTTTTTAACCAATCTTGCGAATGATCTTTCTTATATAGGTCAATTGCTTTCTTATCATCGTCAATAAATCCATGTGCTGTCATGATAATCTTACCAACAGATGTTACATCGTTCACGTGATTCTTATCAACTCCAATTTTAGTTCTCTTAGCAAACTCAACTTCCTTTGTGTTCTTAGTTGCTTTGATCTTATTGGTACCTGAGCTGGATACATTGCCAAATGTTACTACTAGAGATGAGTCAAAGTACATTGTGTTACCACCTTTGTTTGCCATTCTAGGTTGTCCCATAATGTTCTCCGGTTTTGCAACCCAGATCTTATTGACAGCTACTAATGTATTGGTATATTGTTGTGATTCTTTTCGTGATAGTACAATCTTTTGGTTGATAAAGTTACCAAACTGCTGTGACATTGCACCTGCATTCCACTCGTTGTTGTTCTTGTTACTTTCAATTGATAATCTACAAGGAATTGATCCTACAGAGTCCCAGAAGAAGCATAAGTCATAAGGTAAGTTACCTTTCTTTTGCTCATCTAATAGGTCTGCTATAAAAGCTGCTACATCTTCAATACACTGCAATCTTTCTCTATCTACATAAATAAAGAATCCATTGTAGTCAATTAGCTCTCCTGTCTCTTTATCTACTACTTCCTCTACCTGTACTCCCATTTGGATAGCATGTTCCCAACTCCACTTCATCTCAGTGATAATGAATACAGGTAAGATCCCCATCTTTTGGCAACTTACTGCTGCCTCAAGTAATGCGGTTGTCTTACCTGTATCAGAATGACCTCTTAGTAGAGTGATATGTCCCATAGGAATACCAGGAATAGATAGGCAGTCTTGAAAGGCTTGTGATAATGGTATCCATTTTTGATTCTTCATCTTGATAGATGTAGTTGATAGGTTTTTACCTTTTAGAAAGGAATCAAGGTTAAATGATCCCTTGATTGCCTTAGATACCGATTCGTTTAATGACCCTTCTTTCTTTGCCATATCTATTAGTTAAATAACTTGTCAAACTCGTCGTCAATTACTTGACTTGTCTTTGCTGCTGAAGTGTTAAGACCATAAGATGGCTTCTGCTCTGCTGGTGCACTTTCTGTTGGTGGGATGTATAATCCTGTCTCCATGTGATCACTTGCTGCTGCACTTGGTGCTACTTCGTCAATACTCTCTTCTGGATTAATGAATTCAACTAATGCTGCTTTCATTTCCTCATACTCATACTTCTTGTATAAGCTAAATACTTCTGGTTGTTGTGTTAACCAAGACTTTAATTGATTTGAATCTTCAGTTAAAGGAGTTACTTTTGTTCTAACACGAACTTTAGATTGATTAAATCCAGTACCATTGGTTGCTGCATCTGTAGTTTCGATAGTTAAATCACGACCGTTAATTGGATCTGTGTAATCTCCTACATCCTCATCTTCTGCAATGCTCAACAACTCCATGTACACTTGCTTACCAAATTCCCATAAGCGAACTCCTTTATCTTCTTCACCTCTTACAATAACAGGTGCAAAGATACGAGTTTTAGGTTCTAGCTTCTTAGCTAATGACCAATTCTCTTTTGATTGTGTGGTTCTCAACTGCTCAACGAACTGAACAATAGGATCTTTCTCACCGAAGTTTGATAAAGCGATCATTGTGCGCTTACCGATTCCATAGTGAATAAATACTTCTTTAAATGGTACTTGCTTATCGTACATTGATGGTACGATGCGAATAGAGTGCTTACCTACCGTGGGTTTCCATAAAACCAACGACATGTCTCTCTTCTGACCAGGCTGCTTTTGCGACTGTAACGCAGCTAGTCTTGATTTGATTGCGGATAAATCCATAGCCATAACTAAATTGTTTAAAATGTAAATTAATTCTTTTGTTTAATATACAAAATACTTTTGATAGTTGCAACTTATAGTGCTACTATTTTAAATATTTTTGTAGGTAACCTTCTTAACTCATCTCCTTGAGTTAATAAAACTGTGTTTTGGTACGATGGCCAATCGAGTTTATAGGTTGTATCTAGTACTCCGTTGTTAAGTTGCTTGATTAAGGCATTCAACGAATTGATAGTATAAAGAGTGTTTGTCTCTTTTTTTCTGTGCAAGAGGATTGTGTTTGGAATTATCTGAGTGCTACCGTCAACAACGTTGATGTTATAAGTACATAGGTATTCCTGAGAATCTATTGACTCTAGTACGAATATTTTATTGTACATGATAGAATACTCTGACTTTATAACTTCTAGTGTCTCATCTAGTCTGTCTTTTGGACTAAACGTACAGAACAGTTTGTTCATTAAATCTTCTTGGCTAAGTGTAGTGGGCTTTGAAAAGCTCTTTATAAATAGTTCGCTCATATTAAAAATTGTAGTTTTTGCCAAATTTTACCTTTACAAGGTAGTTTCCTAGCTCTAAAGTTGTTCGTATCTCTTGTAATGTTTCCTTACCATCCTCTTTACTGAAGTCGATTAGTACCGAATCGTATACCATTAAGATTGGTTTGCTCTTTTTGTTGTGTAGTACTTTCTTAAGGTCCTGTAACTTCTTAACATTTACAACAGTCTCTAAGCACTGAATGTAGTAGTTGAATAGCTTTTGTGCATTTGAGTTGTTTTGTTGAATCCTTTTACCATTTGGTAATACAATATACCCAGTTTCTTGGTATTCTTTCTCTAACTTTTGAATAAACTGCTGTATTTGTTGGAAAAATTCTATGTGTTGGTACTCTCTCTTAACTCCTCCATACATTTGTTCAAAGGTAATCTTCTTTGATTCTTGGTACTCTTCATCAGTTAACTCTTCTTTATCAAAGTATTGCTTTCCTAAGTAAGTATGAATAGATACATCCGTTGGAATTGTAAGGTTTAATAGGTTTGCTATCAGTCTAATATGATATCCATCGAAGTCAAACTCCACCAAAGCATCATATTGTGGTATAAAACTTGTTCTAGAGTTGTTCTCTTTAGCTAATGCTAAGAAGTTAATCGAATTAAATGCGTTAGTTGGCCTAGAAGTT